GTATTACAATTTGAAAAAAAAGTAGTGTATGAAAACTAAAAATTATATACAAATCCTTATGGAAAACGGCATTCATTTTGAAACCATTTCAAAGATGAATAAAGGTCAAATTATGACATTGGCAAAAAAATTCATTGTTAATGAACAAACAACCACCCCACAAAATACAACACCACAAACAATGACAACAACAAAGTATGTTGTAAAACCTAATTCCAAAACAATGATAAATGGTGTTGAAATTGATACGACTGGTGGTAAAACAACGGCAACACCAATGAAAGAAACGGAATTAGCTGAAAGATTTGAATCAAAGGCGCAACAAAAATTATTTTTTGCAAAATGTGGTGATGGTAAAACAAAGGAACAAAAAAAATGGTGTAGAATGAGAGATGAGTTTGCAAAATCTACAACAAAAAAACAATATAAAAAAATGCCTGAAAAACTTCACCCTGAAAAAACTGTAAAATATAGAAAGAATAAAACAGACGAGGCATATCAAAAATACTTGGAAGAAAGAATTTTTGAGATGATTGAAAAACATATTGAACCAAGTATGACTAAAGGTGAGATTATTCAAACCCTTATGGAAAAGGTTAATAAACAAGAAAACTTCGTCTTGAAAAACCCACCAAAAAATACTATGTTTCAAAAAGGTAAGATGAAATTACCTATCGGAAAATTATCAAGTATTGGTGGTGAAATGAAAGAGGATACAAAAGAAAAGGAAAGAACAAAAGAAAGGGAAAAAACAAAAACACCTACAAGAAAAAATCCTTTCAAGGATCCAAATCCTGGGGTTAAAGAAAAACCAAAGGCAAATACAAAGGAGAAAGAAAGAACAAAAGAAAGGGAAAAAACAAAAACACCTACAAGAAAAAATCCTTTCAAGGATCCAAATCCTGGTGTAAAAGAAAAACCTAAAGCTGACGTAGAAAAACAAAAAAGTGATTTTATGATGGCAATTAAACAAGCAGTTAATACAAAGTAATGGGAAACTCAAATTTAGAAAGATTGATTAGAAAAGTAGTTAAGGAAGCCCCTATTGACTATGGTGATTATCCTGAAAGAATGCACCCAAGAACTCAACAAAGGGTTGAGGATCCTGAAGGTATATATGCAAAGAACCGTGCCTTTAGAGGTGGTGTGTCTGATGTTGAGAGGATTGCAGGTAAAAGATTTAAGGAAGTTGTGGATTATGTAAAAAGATACTACGGGACAGATAGAAACATAACTGAACCACAAGTTAAGATGGCAATTCAGATGGAACAAATGATGGCTGTAAGAACTGCTATGTCTAGAGAACCTAATTACCGTGAACAATTAAGAGATTTAGCAGTAGAAATTGCCGCCAAAGAAGAAGGATGGATGCCTTACTCTAAAACTATGGAGGAAGCTATAGGTGAAGGATTAGTTGTAAAGGAAAGAAAAATGGGTGGTGTAGTGTACCAATTTGATTTTGTTAATATGTTAACTTTTTTAGGTGAACAAAGAATAGATCCAAATCAGTTTCAAATGAAACCGCAAAAAAATGAGAAACTACCATTACCAAAGAATTTTTCATTTGATATTGATGAATTAACTCCTGAAGAACAAAAACAATTAGAAATAGAAAAACGTAATGTAATCAACGCACTAATAATGGGTAAGGGTAAAAGAGGACAATTTGCTTACCAAATGTTTAAGGATAGATTGGATGCAATTGATCCGACTCTTTATCCACTTTATAACAAAATTATGGGTGCGAACGATTTGATGTATTTTACGGATGAAGATTTAATTGAGGCTCTTGGTGGTAATGCCGCAGGTTCTGCAGGTAAAGTAGATTCGGATGAAGACGAGGACGAAGATGACGGTGGAGAAGAGGAAGTACCAAATGACACATATTTTGCAAATGGGTTAATATTCCCTATTTTACTTCACGAATTATTTAAAGCATTTTCAATGGTTACGGCACGTGCGCAATGGAAAGATGTTGATCCTGAAATGGCAACACAAGTTATTTCACAGACAGATACAATGTCAAACGAACCAATGAATTTTAGAGTGGGTGCTGAAGTTGTAAGGAAGTTAAGATCATTACTTCCTGACGAATTAGTTTTAGAACCTGAAGGAAAAAAATATATGCCTTATTTTGAACAAATTCTTTACAGTATTCCTGCGGAACAATTTTTAAAGGACGTTATTGCAAATGTCATTTCTGATGATGCAACAGATAATAGTAAAGCAACAAGAAAGTTTGAGGAAATTTTTACCAAAGCTAAAGCAGAATATCAGAAAGTCAACCAAGGTGAAGATGATGATGACTATGATGAGGATGAAGAAGATGATGATATCCTTACAAGATTAGGACTATAATAAATTTATATTTTTTACTATGAACCCCCTTTTATGAAAATAATTGGGGGTTTTGATATTTATATGTAAATCATTTTATGAGTTTGACAAAAGAACAGTTGATGCTTGAATATGTTAAATGTATGAGGGACACACCATATGCTCTTCGCACATACCTACAAACATATGATAATACAGTATCAAAATATGTTCCATTAGAGTTATTTCCAGATCAAGTTTCACTACTTAAAGATTATGAGGATTACGAAGAAAATATTGCATTAAAATATAGACAGGCTGGTGTATCAACTGTAACGGCAGCTTGGGTTTCAAAAAGATTAGTTTTCGCAAAAAAAGAACGTCCCGAAAAAATTCTAATTATTGCTAACAAACTTGATACATCAATGGAGATGGCAAACAAGATTAGAGCATTTGTTGAGCAATGGCCTAAATGGGTTGGTGCGGGGTTTTCTGCCGATAAAAACTCACAAAAACATTATAAATTAACAAATGGTTCAGAAGTGAAAGCGGTAGCAACATCAAAAGATGCATTACGTGGATTTACCCCCACAATACTTGTGTTTGATGAGGCGGCATTTATTGAAGCGGACAGTGACTTTTGGGCTGCTTGTATGGCATCACTATCTACGGGTGGTAAAGTAATCGTTGTATCAACACCAAACGGGTATGATCCAATTTATTACGAGATATATAACCAAGCAACAAAGGGAATGAATAATTTTAGAATTTCTGAAATGTTTTGGTATAGAGATCCAAGATACGCAAAAGATTTATATTTAGTTCCAACGGACGATTTGATTGATTATTTGTTAAATAAAGACGAAAAGGATACATCAAAAAATATTTCGTTCGCACATATTGATCCATTCCAAAGAGATTATAAAGAATTAAGTGATTTATTTTCAAAAGGTTATAAACCTTGTTCTACTTGGTATGAGAAAATGGTTAAAAAACTCAAGTATGATAAAAGAAAAATAAATCAGGAGTTAAATTGTGAATTTTTAGGTTCGGGAGATAACGTATTTGATGGTAAACAACTTGATTATATTAAACAAAATACGTTAGAGGATGCACCAAATAAAATGATGGGTAATTCATTGTGGTTATGGAAAGAACCGATTGAGGGACACAAATATATTATGGGTGTTGACGTATCTCGTGGGGACAGTGAAGATTTCTCAACAATACAAATAGTTGATTTTGATGAAAGAGAACAAGTTTTTGAGTATGTTGGTAAGATACCACCAGACTCATTAGCAGAAATTGCGTATAAATGGGGATTGATGTATAACGCATTTTGTGTTGTGGATATTACTGGTGGTATGGGTATTACTACAGTTAGAAAAATGCAAGAATTGGGTTATAAGAATTTATACATTGATGGTGTGGACTCAACAAATATTTGGAGTTATAACCCAAAGGCTCAAGATAAGATACCAGGAATAAACTTTAATAATAAAAGAGTTCAGATAATTGCCGCCTTTGAGGAATATGTAAGACACAAGTTCAAAATCAAAAGCGTTCGTTTGTATAATGAAATGAATACTTTCATATATGTTAATGGTAGACCAGACCACCAAAAAGGACAACACGATGATTTAATTATGTCAATAGCAATGGCAATTTATGTCGGGGAATCGTCGTTTCAAAAACTTGAAAGAGTTGTTGAGAAAACAAAGGTTATGATTGAGTCGTGGACAGTAAGTAACAATGATTCTGTTGGTAAACAAGTTCATTTTGATCCTGTATTACCTAATACACATATGCTTTCTGAAAGACAGAAAATGAATTCAGGTCCATCAAAAGATGATTACATAAAATACGGATGGTTATTCGGAGGAATGAAACGATAATATAATATGGGACTTGAGAGAAGACCGACATCGGGTAGGATATTTAATGGATCTAGATTGATTGTTCCTGGATTACCAGTCTCATCGTCAAAAATTTTTCAAAATAATTTTGGTTCAAAAAAAGGTTCTGATCAATCTTTAATTAGAGAATACAATACAAATGTTACACCAACTCCCACAAATACCCCTACACCAACACCAACACCAAGTGTTACACCTACTAATACGCCAAGCCCAACACCAACACCAACCCAAAACATAAATGACGCAATTTTAATAACTAACGATGTTTACATTAAAGTAGGACGGGATTCTTATTTAAGATATGAAGAATAACAAATTAAAAAATTTGTGAATATTTATATTTGACAATTATAAATTAATTTTTCTATATGGAACAAAATACAAATCAATTAACCGTATGGCAAAGGTTATCAAAAGCCTTTGGGCCAAATTCATTATTGGGACAAGATGTTCCTACATATAAATTTGATAAAAAAGAACTATTACGTACAAGAGATAGAAATGAATTTGAGAAGGAAAAACTACAGGCTCAACAATCTTTATTCTTGGCAAATCAATGGACAAAGATAGAAAACAATTTATATACTCAAGCAATATATTATGAACCAACTAGGTTAGCTGCATTTTATGATTATGAATCAATGGAGTTCACACCTGAAATCTCAACAGCACTTGACATTTATGCAGAAGAATCTACAACACCTAACGAAGATGGACACATTCTTCAGATATATTCAGAATCAAAAAGAATAAAAGGTATATTAGCCGATTTATTTAATAATACTTTAGATATAAATACAAACTTACAAATGTGGATTAGAAACACTTGTAAGTACGGTGATAATTTTGTGTACTTGAAATTAGATCCTGAAAAAGGAATTATTGGTGCAGTACAATTACCTAACATAGAAATTGAAAGGTTAGAACGAGGTATGACACCAAAGAGTCCAAATACCCAAGTGAAAACGGATGAAAAAGGTTTAAGGTTTAACTGGAAAGAAAAGAATATGGAGTTTAACACTTTCGAGGTAGCACATTTTAGATTATTGGGTGACGATAGAAAACTTCCATATGGAACTTCAATGCTAGAAAAGGCAAGGAGGATTTGGAAACAACTTGTATTAGCTGAAGATGCAATGTTAATATATAGAACATCAAGAGCACCAGAAAGAAGAGTATTCAAAATATTTGTTGGTAATATGGACGACAAAGATGTTGAACCATACGTACAAAGAGTTGCAAATAAATTTAAGAGAGATCAAATAGTTGATAACAAAACAGGAAATGTTGATTTACGTTTTAATCAAATGGCAGTTGATCAAGATTATTTTATTCCTGTTAGAGATGCAACACAAACAATGCCTATTGAAACATTACAAGGAGCTCAGAACCTATCTGAAATTGCGGATATTGAGTATATTCAAAAGAAACTAGTTACAGCACTTCGTATCCCAAAAGCGTACCTTGGTTTTGAGGAACCAGTAGGTGATGGTAAAAACCTTTCACTATTGGATATTCGTTTTGCAAGAACAATTAATAGAATCCAAAAAAATATGCTTGGTGAACTTAACAAAATAGCAATCATTCATTTGTTCTTGTTGGGTTTTGAAGATGAGTTACAAAATTTTACTTTAGGGCTTAACAACCCATCAAAACAAGCAGATTTGTTAATGGTTGATGTGTGGAAAGAAAAAGTACTACTTTACAAAGATTTGGTTAGTGAAATACCAAACACATTAGCACCAACATCGGCAACTTGGGCTAAAAAACACATTTTTGGGTTCTCTGATGAAGACATTAAAATTGACACACAAAGACAAAGAATGGAAAGAGCTGTTGCCGCAGAACTTGCAAATACTGCAACAATTATTACACATACAGGTATGTTTGATACTATTGATAGATTATACAAAACTGTAAGTGGTTCGACTGAAGCACCACCACCTGAAGGAGGAGGTGAGGCAGGATTAGATATGGGTGGAGGAATGCCACCTGCGGCACCACCAGCAGGACCGCCACCACCAGAACCAGGTGGTTTACCTGAAAGTAAAAAGAAACTTGAGAATTTACTTTTAGAAGGTGACGATATTGATTTTATGTATAAAAACTCATCTTTAGGTGATATTGAAAATGAATTACTAAAAATACTGAAGGATTAATATATTTATATTAAAAAAAGTTATGAAATTTGGATTAATAAAAAGTAAAATAGAAAAATGTCTAACGGAGTCGTATGGACATGACACATTCAAACCAAATATGTTTGTTTTTAAGGAGTTAGTATTAGAAAACAAAAATTTGAGTAAACTATTTTATTTATACGATGAACTTACAACAAAAAAATCGTTGAGTGAATCTATGGCAACAGAATTAATTAATGAGTCAATTGTTTTATATGAGAATACAATCAACAAAATAACAAAAAAACAATTCAATGACTTGAATTTATGGTTATCAGACATCAAAGTAAAAAATAATTATGAAAATTTAGATAATTTATTTTCATCAAATGTACTAACATTAGAAAATAAAATTAAAAGTAAAAAAATTATTTTAGAGAACCTCAAGGAAACCTCATCTGAAATTACAGAAATTTCAGAAAAAATACCTTTAAGTAAATTAGTAAGTGCCGCTAACAAAACAGTTAACGATTATTTAGATACTATAAACGAAAGTGATAAGAAAAAACTAAAAAGTATTTTATCCGAGGACGAGAAAAAACTGAAATTAAAATTTGAAGTGATAAAAGAAAATGTTATTGAGAAATTAGAGGAGATTAAAGAAAGTGAAAATGATAACGAAACATTAACACGAATTAACGAGACATTGAACAAGGTTAGTAGTGAAGAATTTTCACGTATAAACTACTTCAAACTTTATGAATTAAACAAGAATATTTAATTCCCCGAATTTAATTTCTGACGATATGCGGCTTTCTTAAGAATCTGTCTTTTTTGGACAGATTTTTTTGTATACTCTTTTCGTTCATTTAATTTGGAATTTTGACGTGTTTTTATAACCTTACTTTTGAGTTCTTTCAGGGCACGTTCAATATCGTTTTTTTTGACTGTTACAATAAGCATAAATTATTTAGTTAGTTTTTTGTTATATTGATATATATCCCAAATTTACATAAACTTCAATAAAATAAACATGATAGATATGAAAAATTATTATGAAAAAAGGAAAAACCTCCAAAATCAACGGTTTTAGGACATCAAAAGTATTGTATGGCACAGTTGACTCAAAAGAATTCAAATCACTTTACTTAAACATTCAAACATGGGTAGAACCAAAATTAGAAGTAGAAAATTGGACAAGATTAGTTCTTAATATGAATAGAGCAGTTAAACACTCCGTTTATGAAAATTTAGATAAAACATTATTTGACGATAAATTTATTGTTGATTTAGATTTAAGAACAAGTGGCTTACAACTAAAAAAGAAATCTTTTATGAATTTAGAAATAAATCTATTTTTAAATGAAACAGTAGACTTCAAATCCACAAAACTAAAAAAATCACTTAAAAATTTAACCAAAGAAATATACTCTGATGTTTTCACAGGAAATGAGTATTTCAAGTTTTATTTGACAAAAAATGGAAATTCAAAACCACAGAAGGTAAAAATAGAAAAAGTTTAATATTTATTATAAAAACTTTTGAAATGAAGATATTAGGACCAAACGATACAGGTAGGGGGATTCTTATTGAATATGACGCAGGTTATATTAATCCGAAAACTCACGGAAACCATTTTATTATGGAACAGAAGAGCTTTTTGGATTATTCAAAACCATTTGAATTCTACGCAGTTCTACAAAAATATAATACACCAAATAGAAACGGAAGGGTATATCCTGAAAAGGTATTAAAAAGGGAAGCTGAAAATTATAAGAAAATGATTGACAAAGGAACTTCCCTTTCCGAACTTAATCACCCTGAATCATCTCTTATTGATTTAGATAGAGTATCACACATTATAACAGAGGTGTGGTGGGATGGACCTGTTCTTTTAGGTAAATTAAGATTACTTACAAGTCCTGGTTTCCATGAAAGAGGAATATGTTCCACAAAAGGCGATTTAGCGGCAAACTATTTAAGACAAGGTGTAACACTTGGTATTTCTTCTCGTGGTGTTGGTTCTCTAAAAAAAGTTGGTGAACAGAACGAAGTTCAAGATGACTTTGAATTAATCTGTTTTGACTTGGTATCTTCACCATCAACTCCTGGTGCTTATCTTTTCCGTGATGAAAATGAGAGAATGAAGTTTGATGAAAATTTAGAAGAAGATAAAAAAATGGCAGTTGAGAGAAATATTGGTGATAGTGGAAACAAATCACTTGACTTAATGAAACGTTTATCCGATTATTTGGGTAAATAAAATAAAATTATGGAACAAGGAGAAAAATATTTTGTAGCAAAAATCACTTCTGATTTATTGGATACTGAATCAGGTAAAGTAAAAAAAGTAAAAGAAGAGAAATTAGTTTTGGGTTACACACCCACGGACGTTGAGGCAAAAGTCACAAAAGTATACGAACACTATACAATGGACTGGAGAATTACGTCAATTACCGAAAGTAAAATTGATGAGGTGATAGAATAAAAACAAATAAAATACAAATAAAAAAAGGGAATGACAATAGTTGTTCCCTTTTTTTATGTCCAAAAATGAATTTTTTAACAAAATGATGTATTTATATGAATAAGAAAAAAAATTAAATGGCAATAAAAGAAACAGCTATTGAAGATGCACTATTCCAAATCAAGAATTTGGAGGAGGCTCTTAACAGAAATGCAAAAGGAATACTTTCTTCTACAATGAAGGAGGAAATCAGCTCTTTAGTAAAAGAATCTCTTAAAGAACAAGATGAGGTTGACACAGAAACTGAAACGGAAGTGGATGTTGATAATGAGGATGAAACAGGTGCTGAAGAACAAGATACCGAAATGGTAGATACTGAAGTAGAAGATGACGAAATGATACAACCACCTGTAGAACCTGAAGATGACACAATTGACTTAACCCAAGCTTCAGATGAAGAAGTTTTGAAAGTATTCAAAGCGATGGGCGACAATGATGGTGTTATCGTAAAAAAGGATAATAATATGTTACATTTATCTGATACAGAAAATAGTACAGATTACCTTATCCAACTTGGCGAATCTGAAGAAGAATTTTCTTTCTTTACAGATGATGAGTTAGAAATGATGGAATCATTTGAAGATGAAGATGAAGACGAAGATGAGTTTGAATTTGAGGATGAAGACGAAGATGAGTTTGATTTTAATGAAATGATGGAATTTGATGAACTTGAGTTTGAGGACGATGAGGACATCTATGATGACTATGATTTTGAAGAATTGGACTCAACTGAAATTGAGGATATGCCGATTAGAGACAAAGGGATGGTAAAAAGACACAAACGTGGTTTTGATGATATGTATGATGAATTTTCAGAATCTGGTGCGGTACCATCTATTGAACCAGAATTTACAACTCCAAATAAAACAACACCAGTACAGGAAACAATTTATGAATTAGAACTTGATGATGAATCTGTTTCAGAAATGATGGAATTTGAAGACATGGAAATGAACTTTGATGATTATGGTGATGAGGAAGAAGAGTTTGAAATGGGTGAATCTTGGATGAATGAATCAAAGAAAACTATGAAAGCCAAAGGTATGGGTATGGGTAATGCCTCTAAATTCAAATACGGTAAAAAACCAAACCAAGAAGGAGGTTTCAAAACAAAAATGAAACAAGGAACCAGAGGGGTTGGAATGGGTAAAGCTAAATTTGAATATAAAGAGGAAGTTAACGGTGAAGGATTTGGAAAACAACCAAAGAAAATGGAAACCAAAGAAGCATCAAGAACTTTAGGTAACGGTAAAAGATGGGGAAGAAAAGGTTTAGACAAACCAAAAGCAGCACCACGTCATTTAAGAGTTGAAAGTTCAAAAGAACTTGATTTATTGAGAGCTAAAAATGAAGAATACAGAAAAGCTCTTGATTTGTTCAGAACTAAATTAAATGAAGTTGCAATTTTTAATTCTAACCTTGCATACGCAACCAGATTGTTTACCGAACATTCAACAACAAAACAAGAAAAAATCAACATTTTGAGAAGATTTGACAATGTTGATACTTTGAAAGAGTCAAAAAATCTTTATAGAGTGATTAAAAGTGAGTTAGGAACTGGAGGACCGAGCGCCTCACCTATTACAGAATCAGTACAAAGAACAGTAGAAAAAACACCTTCAACAGGATCTGCAGTAAATTTGATTGAATCTAAAACTTACGAAAATCCTCAATTCTTAAGAATGAAAGATTTAATGACAAAAATTAAATAAAATAAACTTTTTAAACAAACCGTATATTTATAATATACATAAAATTAAATAAAGCCTAAAAAAAATAAAAAAATGGGAGCATTATTAGAATCAGGTCTTGTAGGTAACATTGGGCTTAAGCACCTAAAAGTTATCAAAGAAGACACAATTAACAAATGGGACAGATTAGGGTTCCTTGATGGACTTAAAGGACATCTAAAAGAAAACGTAGCACAGTTGTATGAAAACCAAGCTTCTTTCTTGATTAACGAAGCAACTTCTGAAGGTTCAAACGGAGCTTTTGAAACTGTTGTTTTCCCTATCGTAAGAAGAGTTTTCTCTAAATTGTTAGCTAACGATATCGTATCAGTACAAGCAATGAACTTACCTATCGGTAAATTGTTCTACTTTGTACCTCGTATCCAAGGTTATCAAGATGGATACGGAACAACTTCAGCAGAACACTATCCACCAATTGGATCACCTGAAGCCGCTACAGCAACACCACCACAAAATAATCCAGGACAGGGTTATGGTGATCCATCAGCAACTAACTTTCCTTTTGCTAAAAACCTTTATGACTTGTTCTACGAAGGTGCTGAAGCTGGACTTGATCCTCCAGGATTGTTTGATTATTCTAAAGGACGTTGGTCCGCAATTACATCTGCTGTTGGTGTTGTTAAGTGGTCTAATGGTTATTTAGTTGATGCTGATGCTACAAACGATCCTGCTTACATCGGTGTAACAAGAAAAGTTCTTTTACGTCTTTGTGGTTGGAGTAACGTTCCTGGTGCAGGTAAATTAATCGGTCCTGACGGAAACGAGATTGATAGCGAGTCTTTCTTATCTGATTTGAAAATCCTACGTACTACTAACTTGGGGTTTGGTTCAAATAACGTTTGTCCTATTCCTACGGTAACTACTCCATTGTTGTTTAGAGTTGTAACTCAAAAATACGGAAAAGGAATCGTTCAATATGGTAATTCTTACAAAACAACATTCCCTGATAATGGAAATGGTGGTTCATTTAATAATATTTGTGACGCTGATGGATGTATTTTCCTTGAAGTAGATTTATCTTGCCCTGCTTGTGCTACTTGTGGAAATGATACACTTGATGGTTACACAGGTTCATCTATTTCTGCTATCACTTCAGGAACTTCATTTACTGCTGTTTGGAGAAGATATGAAGAACTTGAGTTTGAAGAAAAAATCGGTGAGGTTTCTTTTGATTTAGAGTCTGTAACAGTTTCTGTATCTGAAAGAAAACTTAGAGCACAATGGTCTCCTGAATTAGCACAAGATGTTGCGGCATTCCACAACATTGATGCTGAGGCTGAATTGACAGCCCTATTGTCAGAGCAAGTTGCCGCTGAAATCGACCGTGAAATTCTTCGTGACTTGAGAAAAGGAGCGGCTTGGAACCTACGTTGGGATTACAACGGATGGAGAAGAATTGCACAAACTACATCTTACACTCAAAAAGATTGGAACCAAACTTTAATTACTGCAATCAACCAATTGTCTGCACAAATCCACAAATCTACTTTGAGAGGTGGTGCAAACTGGATCGTTGTATCTTCTGAAGTTTCAGCAATCTTTGATGATTTAGAATACTTCCACGTATCTAACGCATCTCCTGAGCAAGATCAGTATAACATGGGTATTGAAAGAGTTGGTACTCTTGCAGGACGTTACCAAGTGTATCGTGATCCTTACTTCCCACCAAACCAAGTATTGTTGGGTCATAAAGGTACTTCACTTCTTGACACAGGTTACATCTACGCACCGTATGTACCTCTACAATTAACACCTACAATGTACAATCCGTTCAACTTTACACCTATCAAAGGTATAATGACACGTTACGCGAAAAAAATGGTAAATAATAGATTTTACGCGCGTATTACTGTTGATGGTGTTCGTACATTTGATTTGAGAGAATTGAGATAATCAAAATCTTAAAATAGAACAAGAAAAAGGAGAACATTTTGTTCTCCTTTTTTATTTTATAAGAGTATGGTAATTTAAATTGGGGATTTGTTCATCTACGTATTTATACTGATTCACATCTACGTATTTTATCTGTAAGATTATATTTATATAATATAAAACCGAAAGATATGAAAAATCTAATTTTAACCCTACTTTTTTTATTTCCATTTATTACAAAATCTCAAACTGTTGTTGAGTTTGATAATATGGAGACATCGTCAACATTGTATTCGTCCGCAGGATGGTGGACACCAGCAGTAACTGCGGGTTGGTTTAATAACACATTTGTTAGTTCTAATTTAAGTGCCGCAATTTATGGTTCAGGTTCAGGAACATCTGGTAATGAACAGGATTGGTATTCATTACCAAACAAAACAGGTTTGGACATAAACAAACAATATCAATTAAAGTTTCGTTTGTCATCCCGTACATTTTCAAATTCTACAGCAGCAACAAGAGGAGTTGATGTTGGAGATTTTGTTGATGTTCAGGTTTCTAGAAATGGGGGCACATTTATATCTGAACTAAGAATAACAGGAAATAGTAATGCACAATGGACATATGCATCTACAGGTGTTGTAAATCATACTGCAAACGGAACTTTTACAAATTCTGCAGCACCCACAGGAGATGTGTATCAAGCACCTGCAGGTACGACAACAACCGCACCTTCTACAGTTTATTTAACGTTTCCTTATGGAACATCACAATTGGCAATTGATTTATTTTGTAGAGTAAATTCGGCAGGTGAAGAATGGTGGATTGACAATATTGAATTGTTGGATATTACACCCATATCACTTCCTGTAGAGTTAATTTCTTTTGATGGGTTATCAACAGACGAAGGTAATTTATTAATATGGAAAACAGCTTCCGAACATAATTCTGACTACTTTGTTATTGAATCGTCTATTGATGGGGAAAAATACAATCCTGTTGATGTTGTAAAAGCGGCAGGTAATAGTGTAGAAATTTTGGAGTATAATTTATTAGATATAAAATACACATCAAATATCACATATTACAGATTAGTTCAATACGATTTTGATGGGGAAAACAAAACATACGGGCCAATTTCTGTAGATAATAGAGTTCAAAAGAAAAAAGTTGTAAAAATTGTAACAATGACAGGACAAGAAGTTACTGAATTTGTATCAGGTGGAATTTATTTAGAGGTTTATGAAGATGGTAGCGTAAATAGGATATATAAATAATGTTAAAAAAGTATGATTTTATTGTAAGGTTGTTTGTAATCATTTTAGCATTACTACAACCTTACATTGTTTATAGGGCATTGGGAGATATAGAAGCCCTGTCGTTAGTTTGGGGAACACCATTAGAACCCTTATTTATTGCAACAAATGCCCTTACAAGTTATTATTTATTTTCAATGAAAAGGTGGGAACTACCTGCACTTTGTTTATTATTATTAACATCCTTTTCATTAGTAACATATCCAATTGCACACGACATTATTGCAATTTGTTTTTTTGTTTCAGTGATATATCCATTATATATGACAAAAAGATTTAAGTATTTTTTGTATCTATATTTAATTAGTTTGGTTGTTGGTTTTTTTTGGGGGATATTTTGGATGGAGGTGTGGGGTATAGTTGTGATGTGTGTGTACCACTTATTTTTAATTACATATAAAAGATTACTCCGTTCTAGAAAGAACTCTAATAGCTTTAGATAAAACTTCCACCTCACCTAAAGTAAACGCACCTCTTTGATAGGCGGATTTAACACCCTCAATTAAATAAAACATTGAGTGTTCTTTATTCATAGAATCTAATATGGTATCTAAATGTTCTTCAGACAAAAGTTCAATAGTCCCAAAAATATTACCAAACGCTTCATTTCCTTTTTCCATATTCTATGATATTTATAAAGGTAATGATAATTGACGATATTATAAAGAAAATATTAAAGGAAGCAAATACTTCTGTTACCGCGGGTTTATATAATGGACCTGTTGAAATAGGTTTAAAAAAATGGAAAGAAAGTGAATTAGGTCCTTTTTATAAATTTGTTGATACTGAATTCAACCACAACAAAAAACAAAAAACTTTGAAAAATAATATTAAAAAAACTGTGGGTGTTTGGGAGAAAAATGCTGACGGTACGTATGATGTTGATGAACACGATGTTCACGCAATCAGTGAGGATTTAGCAGTATGGTTTGGAACAAAGAAAAAACCTAAAGGTTCAAAACAACCAAAAGGTCCTTGGGTGGACATTTGCCGAAAAGTTAACGGAAAACATCCACCTTGTGGAAGAAGTGATGCGGATAAAGGTTCGTATCCTAAATGTAGAGCCGCGGGTGTTGCGGGTAAAATGTCTGATTCACAAAAAAAAGCAGCCTGTCAACAGAAAAGAAGAGCAGAAAAAAAAGACACACAATCAGGTAAAGGACAAAAACCTGTAATGACATCCTACAAACCAAAAAATGAAAACACAGAAAAAAATATCGTAACTTTAACTGAAACTGATTTGATGAGAATTGTCAGAAGAGTTCTTAATGAACAATAATAACATCAAGTAGAAAAAGTTTAATCGTTTAATTTATTTGATATTTTTTGTAATACGTTGTGTAGTGAATTTTTGATTTGTGAATTAACCTTATCTTCGTAGTTTAGTCTTCTTTTTTCTGCTTCACTATCAAAGATAAATGTAATTCGTTCCCAATCTCTTTGGCTTAATTTTACACTATAATGATAAACGTGGTTAGTCAAATCAACTCTACCATAATCCATTGTGATGAATAAATCCATGTCTTTGTTCTCTATGTATCTTTTGTTTGACATAGGAGCAATCATAAACTTTGACGTTGGATTTTTAATCATTTTAAGACATATCTGAAATGTTGTCTTTTCGTATGTGGTAACTTCTTCTTCCGCAGTAGGCATAAAGCTACTACGTTTACTCCAAATATACAATTTTAATTTTGTTCTGGTAAAAAATCTGATTATTCTCTTTTTCATCGTTTTGTTTTTATTTAACAAAGATAATGAAAAATATTTGAATAAAACAAATTAATTAAAAATTATTTTAACAGTAAGAACCCGAACAATGTTTTTTACCGTCAAGTCCTTTGATTTTACCTTTACAAACTTGGACAGCAAAACCATTGGCGTATGCCGAAGGGTAAACCTCAAACTTTGCTTTTGCCGCAGCTTTACCTCTTGCACAAAGTTTGGTTCCTGTTTTCTTTTTTCCTTCCGACATTACCATGTCGTCATTAACCATATTTTCTCGTTTTGATTCGTTCATAATAAAGTCAAATACTTGATCCATATTATTTTTAGCTTCAGCAATATGATCTTGTGCCCAATCGTGTCCATTTTCTAAAATTGATTCGACCATATTTTCATCTAAATCTAATAACATATCACATTGTCTTCTCATTTGTTGTAAGTTAGAAAAGAACATATATCTTGATGAACGATCACCTTCTTCTTTTATAACCCTTTTAATAATTCTGTCTAAATTTTTCATATTGTATATTTTAACTATTTAATCCATTTCCACCAATTACAATCATATTTAATTGCGTGACTGGTGTCCCGTAACCATCAGTCCAAACAGGATGAGGTGGTGTTATAATATTTATAGTTGAACCAGTGGCACCACAGTCACAACAAATTTCACAAACTGTTGATTCAGTATTTGCACTTCTCGGAACAACACCTGGATTGTCTTCCGAACAAATAATACAATTAAAGTAAAACTCAACAGGTGTAAATCCTTCTTCTTCTAAAGGTATTGGACATAAATTTGATATTTGATAACAATTACCAAATTTATCACTCACGCTATAATTAGGTAAATCAAACTTTTCAAAAGAATAAATAGATAAGTAATTATCAAGTGTTATACTCACAAACGACTCAACCCCTGTATCACAATTAACTAATGTAACACCAATTAGTCCTTGTGAATTACAATTTTCACAACTATCATATTTTAATGTGTCACCAAGTCCATTTTTTTGTGTATTATAATATGTGTAATAACCACTATTAGAATTAACAGTATTTATTAACCCAGCGCAAATCCATTCATTTGAACCCCACATTAATTTTACAATATCACCCTGTGCTACTGTATTATCCGTTGTAACATAAAAAGAACTATATGTATTTGAGTTTGTGCATGCTGAAGCATTCCATATCTGTATATTTGGTTGCCCATTAAAGTAACAAGTGGCACAGTCATCGTCATTACCACTAAAAGTTTCAACACTATATAATATATCATAATATGATGAAGAGGTACCTAAAATTGTACAACATTCATCAATTGCTGGATTATAAAAAACAGAACCATTTTGTAAATATTGGTATGATTTTATATATCCACTCAAAGTTGAGCCACCAGTTTGAGAAAAATACCTTAACCCATCATTACGACCGTCATTATCGTTAAATCCAAGGTAAATATTATTATTTACATCGTAAAAATCAAAACCATAAATAGAATTTGTAGATGGTGTTACCGTATCATTTGTTGCAACAATACCATTTGTTAACGGATTTATTTTTAATAAACCATTTGGTAGTGCAACATATATATATCCATCATAATTATTATATCTGATATTACCTGGAGATTGAGGTGTTGTTATTGTATTTGTCACAGTTTTTGTTGTTGTATCAATAACTTTTACTTGATTATATCCACTACAAGTAACATACATATTTCCACTAGTTGGCTCATATGCGATATCATAAGGATCATTCACAGGTATTGATGTAACGTGTGATAGTGTATTTGGATTATAAACCTCAACACTATACCCACCACTTGCAGTTGTATAAACCTCATCATTAATTGGATCATATGATATAAATTCTTCATAATAACCACTTGCTGTTGAGATTGACCCTGTTACCGTATTTGTTAGTGTGTTAAATATTTTAACACTATAGTCACTGCAAGTAATAAATAATCTGTTATTAGGTAAATCTTTTGTCATACGAAACGACGTTGTGCCAATACTATATGGTGTTGTTGTCCCAGAAATATCAATTGATGTATCTAATTTACGAATACTAGATTGGTTAGTGCTTGTAAGATACATCGTATTTGTATCATAATATAAAACATCACCATAACCTCCACCAGGAAATGTGTATTGGGTGTAAACAGAGTTTGTTGATGGGTCAACAACAATCATTCTTGTTGATTGAGTTGTTGTATAGATGTGTTGGGTGTCAGGATTATACTCAACATCAAAAGGAGTTTCACTTGCACCACCAAAATCAATTAAACCATCATATGAAAAACCAGAAACAGGGTAACAAGTTTCGTATTGGTAGTTAATACCATTACATTCAATACAAGGGTCACACCCTGGTTGTGGATCAAAATTCAAAAAACTGTCAATTGTAACAGTTGCACCAGTTGGACCGACAACAGTAAAACAACCGTTTTCTGTTGATAAATTTGACACGTCACCATTATTAAACAACGTTGATGCCCATACAACTTCAGTGATGTTTGGATCCAAACAATTTGCTATTAATATTTTTTCATTTACATTTGTAAGACAGTCCTCACAAGATGCGCCACCGTCTCTAATAATATTTGATAAACCATAATCAGTGATAAATGTCCATTGCGGAATTCCAGCTGTTTGACTAATTACAGTTCCACAATATTGATTAATACCATCAGAATATGATATAATATGATTAATGTAACTATCATTTATAAGTGACACATAATCTGTAACTCCTCCATCAGTACATCTTTTCACGGCATAAGGAAAAGAATTGTTTGTTAGACATTCTTGACAACCTATTTGTAATGTTGGCGTTCCTTGAACGATACCTAATTTACCGTCTATTAAATATTTATCATAAACCTCAGCATTTAACTGCCCAATACTCTGAATTGTATAACATGAGGTATAAATTTGTCCTAAAAATGTAAATGTAATATAATACACATCACCAACTGATGGTAATGAACCAAAACTTTCTAGTGTTAAAAGGAATGGTGTTCTATCAACACAATCGGTAACGGCTACAACACCATAATTATTTGACAAACAATCATAACAATCTATATATTGTGTATCAAGTAAATAAGCACTTGTAGGTTCTGTTACTCCTGTTGTTATTGTGACACAAAATGGTGTATCATTATCTACTGGTGTAACATTCCACACCTCACCAATAAGAGGTGTATTACCATTAAAATCAACACTTAAAGTTCTATTATTGTCTATACAATATGTTGAATTGTCAATTGCCATTTTTTATTAATTATTTAACTGTTTAATCCATTACCACCAATGGTTATCATATTCATTTGTATTGTCACATTTCCATAACCATCTGTCCATACAGGGTGTGGAGGAACAATAATATTTGTTGTTGACCCTGTTGCACCACAATCACAACAAATTACACACACAGTACTTTCCGTGTTAGCGCTTCTTGGTGGACAATTTTCACAAGTCCCAAAAAGAGTATGTTGAACTAAAGTAACATCAGACAGGTTATTGTAATCTAACTCTAAAAATTCAAAACAACCCACTTTAACATCCCTACCATCAGTATAAACTAATTGATAAACATCACCAATAGTTGGTAATGAACCAAATTCTAAAGGATTGACATTAATTTGTGCTCTTGTGTCGTCACATACTTGAAAAAGGTATGATGTTTCCGTTGATGAACCTGTAATACAATCATAACAACTCTCATACAATGTAACAAGGTTGTAATCGGCAGCATCCTCCGATATTGAGATTATTTCGCCACAACCCAATATTCCTCCCCCAATGTCATAACTCCAAATTTCACCAATTTGAACTTCAAATGAACCAGAATCAACAATAGCAGTATTTAAACTACCACATATATTAATAAGATATATACCCATTTTATATTTTTTTATTTTTTATTCACAATTTGGAACTTTATTGTTCTTTTATATGTATTCACTTCACCCGAAGAAATCACTTTTAAATCAACATAATACTCATTTGGAATTTTATCTCTTGTGTCAAAAATAAAGTAATACTCGTTAGGTGTCCTGTTTAGTTTTGTCCAATCTTGAACTTGAACTTCGGTTTGTCCTTCTCTAACATATACTCTATAGTAACCTTCTACTTTTGGTAATATTTGATTTCTTGTGTAAGCTTTCTTGATTATAACACCAACTTTTCTTATGTCAGTGTTTAATATTTTTTCATCTTGTTTAATACCAAAAAAGTCAAACCCATAGATTGATGGATCGTTTGTTTTTGTTCCAAATTGTAGTGCATTTTGTATTGGGTAAATAACAAATTCATTAATCACATTAGGTAAACTAATACCATTAACACTTATACCCGACCATGTGTCAGTAAAAACACAAGGGGTTTTAAACCCTAAAAGAGGAGGAATTTCAATTTCGTAAACTCCTTGAGTTCTCTCACAACTTTGTAAATTGATTAAACCTGGTATTGCCGTGCCAGATGAATCTTTTATAGTGACTAAAGGTGGAAAATCTAAATTAAGAAAGTTACCGTTTTCATATGTGTATAGGTATAACTTATTTACCTTACCTAATGAAAAGAAATTTCTATCATCCTCAATTAAATCATCGTAAACTGTTTCTAATCTTGGTTCATAAAATGTTTGTGTATGACGTGAGAAAAACCCAACGTAATATGATTCAGTATTTCCTGTTAAATTTTCTAATTGAGGTAAGTAAGATATCCCCCAACCAACAGGATTTTCAATGGTACCGTCCAAAATTGAATTAATTTCCGTTGTCATATCAAATTCTATATCCTCATTACCAAACTCAAAGTGTTGTATCCCTACTATAGTAAGTGCTGAATATGGGAACGCCCCACCATTTGTGTTGTCATATATTCCCTCTTGTTCCCAATTATATAACGTCTGCCTTTGAACCCAATTTGAAGGACGAACTGAATAATTTCTATCGTCAGGAAGTGAACCATAATCTGAAAAATCATAACCAACACCTTCGTCCCAATATTGTGGTTGATTTTCATTCATTCCACTATATGGTATTCTCCATAAAATTAAATCAAAAGAAGTTGCTCTAATTTTTTCTTCGGATGTTTTTTCGTTTAAAAAATCTCTTGAGAATGTTGAGGTGTTTATCACCCTTAAGGTGTGTGTAATATTATCAGAACACTCCTTTGAAATGATTTTATCTTGGATTTTTTGTTTTAATTCAGTTAAATCAATATCAAAAATAAACCTACTATAACCAACAGGGAATTTAACACCGCCCTCACCATAGAATAGTTCAACAATGGGATTTCTACCAGTGTTTGTTAAACCACTATATACAATTGTATTGTTTCTACTAAAATACGAATTATGAATTGACATTTAAGTTTTTAATATAAATATCAATTAATACGAATATTTTGATTTAGAATATTTTTTTCTGCGTTATCAATTAATGTTTTAATACTTGCAAGTGTAACACCAGAGTCAGTTTGAATGTCGGGTATGTCACAAGGTCCAACATGGACGTGTCCCTCAATAAAAAGATAAATTTGGTTTAATAACTTCATTAATTCCTCACCTCTTACCATTGAGTTTGTTCTACCTTTAAGATAGTCTGTAAATTTCTCTTGTTTTATACCATACAAAGTGTCCTTCAAGTCCACACTAAAAGATTCACTATTTGTTTTGTGTGTTAAAAAATATAGTACATCTCCACCCATTGTAGCGTAAGTTACTGCGTTATCTTTATATTCACTTTTAATTATTGTAGTTGTAGTTGTATTTGATTGAGGTCCAACCGTGTCTTTAGTCCAAACAACCGCAAAGCCTGCCTGTTGATTTGATTCATAAAGTTTAATTTGATTAAATATTGTTGTTAAAAAATTTTGTATTACAGGGTTCGCACTTGAGCTAGTATCAAGCATTGTATCATTTGTTGATTTACCAGGTCCAAAAACAAAAGGAAATTGCCCATTAAGATTCCCATTGTCTGGATATTTTTTATAACCCCCAATATTAACAACCCCTCTATTAAAGCCTCTTATGTAATTAACAATAAACTCAACAATTTGATTTGAGGTGTAGCCTGTAAAATCTAATTTAGAACCTGCAAGTGGAAAACAGTTTAATAGTGTTGCATCGTTTATTGAAAAGTTTGAAACCGTGGTGTCCTCATTTTCTTTTACTGAATAAACCCTAACATTACCATCGGCAGTATTGGCGGTTAAATCTATATTAGTAATATTCCACTCAACAAAATTTTTAACGTTTAAGTCAACGTATTCTTCAGTTTCTAATTCTTCTGTTCCAGTATCTACTTTTTCTTGGTTAAATAACGACAATTGGACAAACGCCCTTTTTTCGTATGGTATTACGTCAGGAAATTGCACCTGCCCAACATTGGTTTCGGGTAAAGTAGTATTTTGTATGTACTTACCAGCCCTTAATAATACATCGTTTTTTTTCAAAATTACATCTGTGTTACCCCTACCCAACAAAGCGTTATCGCCAGGAAGAGGATAAATATCTTTTACACTTTCTTGTACAACTCCAGTACTTTTATCCCTTACGGCAAATGGTTGTTGTATGTATCCACCTTCTGATAACATGGATGTTGAGTTTCTATAAACCTCCCTTTTATTGTTCCAAGGACGACTGACAGGACCTTGTATGTAAAATTTATTTTTACTTAAAGGTTCTTCTCTTGTGGAATAAATAATATGTACATATTCACCAACTTCTGGAATTTGACTAATGTAGTAAGGTAAAAGAGGTAAAAAAACAAATGGATCTTGTGATGTCCACGCATAGTCCGATTCAGGTATAGGATTACCATTCGCATCGGTAGGGACGGATTGATTTTCAAATTTTGTTTTAGGTTCAAGTCGTAACCTACCCAACATAAGTGGATCTATATTGTCTTTAACCTCCGCTGGTAATATTATCCTATTATCTGACATTTCTAGATTTATATTCTTTTAATAATGTGTTATATGTTAACTCAAGTTTGTCCAAATGATCTGTAAATTTTAACAAAGTGTCTTTTGTTTTTTCAAATTCAATGTTTATAAAATCTAATGCAATTTCTAAATCTTTATTAGATTTATCTTTATAATTTGCAACTATATCTAAAACTTTAGACGACTCAATTATTTCATTGTTATTAAATTTTTTTTCCATAAACTACTTTAGGTATTGTTTGTCCTATTGGTGTTACAGATAGAAAATCAACTGCTATCTGAACTTGTCCATTTTCGGACTCTTCTTTATCAACTCCATCAATAACTGCTTTAACGGCTGCCATAAATTTGTTTGGTGCACCACTTGGTAGTGGTCCAGTTCTAATACCTAATTTTTCAAACTCTTCAATGACATTAAGATAGGCTCTTGTTGAGGAATATCCACTTAAAAATCTTGACGCTAACAATAAAGGTAATGGTACTTGTGTACCAAACCCTTTTGATGCTAATTTTAGTAGTCTTAACAAACTATCTATAATACTTTTACATTCTCTAACGTCCTGTATTATTTCGGCTATTGTTAAAACTATTTGTGTCAATGCTAAAATGATTGCCAAAGTTTTTTTAACCTTTTCATTTTTAATGTCAACAATGATAACTTGTACTAATTGTTTAATATCTTGCACTATTAAATCAAAAATAATTTTAACAAAAATCCCAAAAATTTTAGATATAACATTAACAACAAAATCCTTAAACTTCTTAAAAAAGTCTATATAGGAATCAATTTTATCTAATGTATCTTGTTGTAAAGATTTAAGAACTATAGCAAGTGGTAGCATTACCTTTGGGGAAAGAAGCGCAAAAACAATGGCCTTTGGAAATTCTTTTATAAAACTTAAGTCTATGTTTATTTTTAACGGTAACCAATCAGGATTATCGGTTAATGAATTTGTAATATTTGTTGCATTTTGTATTGTATTGTTATTATTTGAGCCAGGTACAAAAACTAAATTATCAACGGCAGAAACAATTGCAGTAGAATCTACAGGTAATTTTATATTTTCACATTCTTCAAACTCAACAACACCATTAAGAATGTCAGATATTGTCGCATCAATAAAATTTATATCAATTTCGGTAAACTCAAAAAAAGAATCGTCAATATTATCTAATTCTGACACTTTTGCCGTTCCAGAAACATCAATTTCTTTTGTTCCATCAAAACATAATCCCAATATTCTTTGTATTATTAAAAAAACTTTATAAAAGTCGCCTAAATCATTTTTTCCATCGCCCTTCTCAATTGATATGGCACCAGTCAAAATATTCATTAAATTTGCAAAAATATTTTTGAAATCAATTATTTCTATTGTTTTGTAATAGTCTTTTATAAACTCTTTTATTTTTTGTCCCGTAACTCTATCTTTTGGGGTTACCTTAAAGTAACTTCCTGGTTGGTTGTTGTTATCTAATTCCACATAACTTATATCAAACAATGGTTGAGTGGACTTTCCTAAATAATCTGTTGAGTATTGAACGGAAAATGGTTGATTAATGTTTTGTATCCTATTGTACAATTCTTTATTCATCGGGAATGGCGATGTAGGGTACGATAAATCCTTTCCTTCGTAAGTGATTTTTCCAATTTCTGTGGTAGGTTCCACTTTAAGCATCCTTAAAAAATCAATAGATTTTACTTTTATATATAAATCTTGATTTGGTTGATAAACTTGATCATCTGAACAACCAGCCACATCTAAAACTTCTTGTTCTAATAACTCTAATAACTTTGGTTTAATTTCGTTTAACGCGGTTATAAATTTTCCTATTAGATATTTTTGTAAATCACCACCTTTTTTAAATTTTTCTAATTTATTTGGATCTAAATTATTTAAAACTTCCCCAAATTGATCATTTGCCGATAAAAATTTTATTTTTAATAATTCATCAAGTTGATTTGATTGTTTTTGTTTCCACTTGTCAAACTTTTTCTTCTGCTCGTTATAACGACTTGTTGTTTCCTTTTTATTTTTTTCAAAGGCATCACCATATTTCTTTTTTAAACGTTTATAGTCATTTGAAAGTTGTTTATACGTTTGGTTTTTCTGTATTGAGGAACCAATAGCGTCATAACCTTCTTGTAAATCAATACCCATTACTTATTTAATTTATAGTTTTTATCGTCAACATCTTTGTTAATTAAAGATTTCATTAAATCATCATCCAAATCTAAATCTGATAAAGTAAAATCTTCTTGTTTGTCTTGGGATTTTTGCCATATCTGCGCTTGAAGTTTTGATAAGGACAACTTTTTCTCTACACAGTCATTAACAATTTTTTGTTGTTTTTCAATGACAGGTCCAATAAGAGTCATATCTTCTGGTTCCTTCATCATTGTTAACATCTTATTCTGTATTCTAATCGCAGTATTTCTTTGTTCTACAAGTTCATTATAAATTTCTTGCATCAAAGAAAGCATGGATTCTTTTGTTAAGTTTATCTGTTTTTTTTGTGGTCTAGGCATAATAATAAATATTAATCTTTCAAAATATCTTGAAGTAGTTCCGAATAAAGTTTTTTATAACGTTTCATAGAGTTTCTGATTTCTTTAGTTGAGAGATTTGTCATTTCACGTAATTCAAATAATATTACGTTTTTATTAAACTTATTGTTATTTGTTTCAGGAAACATCATTTGATAATTTTCAAACAAGTCAAACAATGATTGTCCTAATTTTAATTCTTGTTCGGTGATTTTTTTATCGCCCATAGAATCTTTTAATTTGTCTAAAAATTTTTTCATAATTTCTTCAGACGTTATTTCTTCATTATCAATATAATAAACCATTTCAGGATTGTTTTGTAAGTCTGATGAAATGTCCTCATAAGATATTTTTCTATTCATATCTTTTTGGTCTTTCATAATTTGACCCATTAAATAATTTTTACAAATAGTCCCAAAATATGAATACGCCTTTTTTTCTTTTGATGGTTTAAATTTATCAATTTTTGTCATCAAAAAAGAATGTGTATCAATATGAATTTCTTCGTAATTCATATCTTTTCTGTATAATTTGTAACGTCTTATTATTGACGAAATCATTTTATCTAAAGGGTGTTTAAGAAATTCATTGTAAATTCTATTTTTCTCCTCAAAAGAGTCTGCGGTTAAGTAGTCCCTAACCGCGTTTTCCTCTCTTTCGGCAAAATAATTTTTTACCTTTGGTTTTCTCCCTTTCTTTTTCTTATCATTTAAATTCTCAATTTTTGTTTCATTAATAGACATTAAACTTCCTGCGGTTCATATTTTATACCCCTGTCCTTAATAAAGAGATATTCTTTTTTTGCGTTATCAATCCAAAACCTAACTTCGTCCTCATTTAAACTATTTTCACCATTTTTATAGTTCCAAAAAATTGAACCAACCCTTAAGTTCATATGTTTGTAACCAATTTTTGGTATTGTCATAAATTTAACACTATTATTAGTCATCCTTAATAGGAATTCATAACCGAATGTTAGTTTGAAGGACTCTTTCAACATCCCAAAATCAACAAACGATTTTTTTCTAATTACTAATCCTGAAATTTGGAAGTTTTGATATGTCATTAATGTTTCGTTATCCAAGTGTCCCATTTCTGTTGAAAAGTTGGCGGCAAAAGTTGCTTCATTTGTAAAACCAACAAACATACCTTTATCATCAACATCAACAACTATTGGCATAAAAGCATCAACATCCTTGTATATGTTCATATATTTATTAACGTTTTTAAACCAAATGTTTGAATACTCATCATCAAACTCTAATATTGATACCCAATTTGAGGATGCGTTTTCTACACCATAATTAACTTGGGCAGCAAAACTAGGTTCGCCATCATACTCAACAACTTTAAGGTTTATATTATCAAAATTGTATTCTGAAATAATTTCTTTAAATCTATCTTCACCTACGTGAACGATAACCAATTCATTAACGAATTCACCTTGATTTTTAATTGATGTAATTGCTTTATCAAAATAATCATCAAAATCAATTGCTTTACCTGATTTTATTGGTAGTATTACCGATATCGTATTTTCCATATTAATCTATTGTTTCAAATTTAGTTAATTGCTCTTCAAAAGCCGTCATTCTTGTGTTCATCATTTCAGAAAAAGTATACAAAACGTCATTCTTAAATTTTTCCATATCAGAGTATTTTGTTGCGGTTTTTTCCATACTATCAAACAATTCAGGATTTAGATTATCCTCTAACCAATTTTGTACAAAATCTGCAACAACCTCAACCAAAAGGTTTTTATTTGACAACCAAATTCCATTATCTTCATTAAGCCACTCTGGTTGTAGGTATGGTAACAACCCAATCACGGGTATTCCCATTTTCATAGATTCTAATGGGAATGTCCCAAATCCACTAGTTTGATCAACCCATACGGAAAGGAAACTATCTTTCATTGCATTTGCAAAATCTTTTTCACTTAGACCTCTTAAATCTCTAAAAGTAATCCATCTGTATTGTGGAAATCTCACATAAAATTGTTTAATCAAGTTTGCAGTATCTCTAGAATCTCTTGTGTGAATCGAGATAATTGTTTTAGGTGGAAATTCTGACTTCTCAAAAACTTCTGAAATAACAGGGTTAATAATATCAAAAGAAACTTTACGCATAAGTTTTTCTATTTGTTGTTTTTGTGATTCACAAGTTGTAATACATTTAAAGAAACCTAATTGTGTCCATGATTGTCCAGGTTGTAACGTTTCAAAAATATGATCGTAAGCTTGTGTCAAAACAATTTTACCACAAGGTAAATCTTTTACTTGTTCCATAATGTAACCAAAAATTTCAGGTATAATCAATAAATCGTCAGGTGAAATTTCCAAGTTACCTTCGTCGATTGATTTGTGTGGTAATTCATTCATATATTCCTCACCTAACCAACTTGCAACGCCAAAGTAATCTTTATTCTCGTGAAGAATAATTGGGTTATAATCATCTTTTTTAAGAATCATTGCCATTTGGTAGACATATCTTAAAGATGCTTTTGCGTTACCTTTTGTGTCCTGTACAATAAAATAAATACGAGATTTTTTTTCTCTCATATTTTGAATTGATTTTTCTAATTTTACTATTTTTTCGTTATCCATATATATTAGATTTTATTTATTATTTTTTTCATTAAAAGTGAATTAAAAGCGATTTTGAATGGTATTGAAATCTCATTACTTTTCATTCCTAAATTTTCATCTACTTCCTCATTTTCTGTAAGAATAGTATCAATAAAACTTTTTACTAACTCGTATTTTACAAGATGAATGTGTTTATCTTCTCTTAATTCATCTTCATCATCTTTAGTTTTCTCAACAACTTCTGACGTAAACTGTACGTACTCATCAACAGCATCCATATCAATGTAGTAATTCTCACCAAGTATTTTAAACATAACTTTCTTTTATTTTATTCAATAATAAGTTAAATTCAGATAAAGTGGATATTTCATAATCCGACTTTACGTTTTCGTTGTATTTGGTTTTGAATTTAACAACTATCTTATTATCTGGTTTATTTGTTATTAAAATGGGATTTGCCGTTAATAATATGTCCACATTATCCCACATATCGTTTTTTGTTATTTCACTGTAAAAAAATACTTGTTCTAATAGACAACCAAATTTTGCTAAAAAGAAAAGTGATGCGGGTTTTGATTTACCAATTTCATCAGAGACAATTAGTAATTTATAATTATCCCTCAATTCTATATATAAATCGTTTAGAATATTAAATGTGTTAATTTCAGTGGATGGTGAGTGTCCAAAAAGCTCCATTGTATAATCTTCATACATAAAAGTATACAACTCGTCCTTTGAAGGGAAAGCAAAGTGTTTATCCAATTCTAATGAATTTACTTCACTCAATATTTTATATTCAAACCATTTAACATCAACATTTTCATTAAGTTCAACAATTTCTTCTGTATCTCCTGAAAAAGTTATTTCATATGTTTTATCAATAGAATCAAATTCCATTTTACCAATCATATGGTGCTCATACAGTTGTTTAAATTTTTCTATTGTGTCCCTTAAAACACCATTAATCTCAATTCCTATTCTCATCATATTTTTCCAATATTTTACCGATTAATGGATTACGAACATTTTTAGCGTTTCTGAAATCATAAATACCAATATCGTTAACCCCTTGAAACCTTTGTAGTGCGTCATACAGTCCTGATTGTTTTTTGTCTTTATATCTATCAGTTTGTTCTAAATCTCCTGATATAAAAAACTTACTATTAAACCCAATTCTTGTAAGTAGGAGTTTCATTTGATTTGGTGTTGAGTTTTGCGCTTCTTCAAAAATTAAAATAGAATTATCAATATTCATACCTCTCATATATGCTAATGCAAAAACTTCTATAACTTCCGCATCTTTTAATTTTTCACGAGCGTCTTTACCAATAATTTTATTTAACAAATAATAAGACGGAAAAATGTATGGATCTAATTTCTCCTCCAAGTTTCCTGGTAATGAACCTAATTTTTCTTCAGCCTCAACCGCAGGTCTAACAATAATAATTTTTTCATAAGAGTTGTTTACGTCCATTAATAAATCAACTGCAGCCTTCATAGCAATAAAGGATTTACCAACACCAGCTGGACCTGAACAGACTGTTATTTGATTCTCTTTTAAGATATTATAATACTCTTCTTGATTGGGTGATAAAAATTTATTTTTTTGTTTTTTCTTAATTACAGAGTTAATGTAATCTTTTTTTGAAAATGGTTTTGTTTCACTTTCATCATTTTGAGGTACCGGTTTTTTTCTCGTCATCTTATATCGGTGATAGAATTTTATTTGTGTTATTATAATAATGTAACCAACCCTCAATCATATCGTCCATCAAGGTTTCAAATGTGTATTGTGGTTCCCAACCTAATGTGCTCCTTATTTTTGTGGAGTCACCCTTTAAATATTTCAATTCTTCGGCTCTTAAAAATTTTTTATCTTGTGTAACATATTTAGTATAATCTAAATCTAATTTGTTAAATACGTACTCAACCATTTCCCTAACTGAATGTGTTGTCATTGTTGATACAACAAAATCATCGGCTTTATCGTGGTTTAATATTTTATGCATGGCTCTAACATAGTCTTTGGAATGTCCCCAATCCCTATAAGAATCCATATTTCCTAAAACTAATTTGTCTGTTATGCCCAACTTTATTTCTACCGCAGTTTTAACAACTTTGTTAGTGACAAAATTAGAACCTCTTCTTGGTGATTCGTGATTAAATAGTATTCCGTTACAAGCGTGTAAGTTATATGCATTTCTATAGTTCCTTACAATATTATAAGCAAAAACTTTTGAACAACCGTAAGGACTAACTGGTGTCATTGGTGTTGTTTCTCTTTGGAACCCGTCTTCGTCAACTGAATTACCAAACATTTCGGAAGAAGATGCTTGATAAAACTTGGCGTTTGGACAAGATCTTCTATACGCCTCAAGTATATTTATGACACCAATTGCATTTGTTTGCACCGTAAATTGTGGTATATCAAAACTGATTCTTACATGACTTTGTGCTGCCAAATTATAAATTTCATCTGGTTGTATTTCATCTAATAATCTTTCTAAAGAACCTTGATCTAACAAATCACCATAATGTATATTTACTTTATTTCTTAATTCGTCATTGAACCTACTTTGTTGTGACTCAACAGAAGAGTTTCTTCTTATTATACCATACACCTCATATCCTAACTCAAGTAGATATTCTGCTAAATACGAACCGTCTTGTCCATTAATCCCAGTTATAAATGCTTTTTTTTGTTTACTCATATTTTTTATTATTTTTTATTTTTTTTTATTTTGTTTGTAAATAGGGATCTATTTGATTTATTAAACAATATTCGTAAAACTCATCCTCGCCAAATTTTTTTCTTTTAATAATGTTTGGGTTGTCTGTTTGTTCGTATACATATTCTATTTTTTTCCCTTTTTGGAAAACCTCCATCTCTGTTAAATCAGGCCAATCTGTGTAAAGCCATTTCCTTGGTTTTGTTTCTATTGCTAAAGGTAATTTTTCTATACCCATTTTAGCTGTTTCAGGTGTCATATAATAATGATAACCTATACAATCAATATTTTGTTCTCGCCATGGTATATTTGGTAATCTTCCATCATAAGACATTTTTTTTAACAAAATTGCTTCTTCTTCATTATCTAATAATATGATTCCACCTCTACCTAAACTCAAATGTTTTTGATACTGAAAAGAAATACACATCATTGTACTTGGAATATAGCTGTTTTCCGCCCATAATACTGCGGCATCTATAACCCTATCGGTGAGATAATAGTAGTTTTCCCAAACATCATCCACCCACTCCAAAGGAATATTTAATTTGTTTGAAAGGAATGGGATTGATAAATAGGTACGTTTAGGAACTTTTATTTTTTTAGCTTTTGTTAATCTTAAACATAACTCTACACCATGAGTACAAGAATCAACACTAACGGCATATTTTGCACCAAAAAATTTGGCAACGGAATTTTCAAATTCGGTTATAATACTAAAAGACATTGTGTAAAATTTTTTATTTTAACTACAAAAAGTTTTCAAAAAGGTAATCTTCGGCTAACGGAAAGTCAATTGATATTTGGTAATTATCTTTGATTGCATCCATTTTACTGTAATATAAATCAAAAGTCAAATCTTCTATCTTAAAATTTTCATCTAATATTATTATACCATCAAGATTAAAAAAATCCCCAATATTAGGTATACCATAATATATTGGGATAGTTCCTGTAATAAAACAATCTGTTATTTTTTCTGTAATCATGTTTGGGTACGTGGCATTTTCCATCGCAATAGAAAAACAATAGTCTTTTAATGCGTCAATTTTATTTTCTACCTGATTAAAACCTCTACCATAATGATCTAATTTATTTTTGTACTTTTGTATGATTTCTTGTCTGTATAAATGTTCACTACACATTTGTTTTGACGATGCTACCATAGAAATTAATTTTGTTTTTGGGTATATACCACCATCAGTGATGTACGGTTTAATGTCACATTGTGTAAGTTGAAAAATATCTGATTTTTTAGTTAGCTCTACATCGTGTGTAAAAACTTTTTTAAATTTACTTTTTAGAATGTCAACGTTTTTTTCTGCCCAATCATATGTACTTGATATGATACTTTTTGATTCTCTTAACCACCCATAATTTGTGGTATTTTCTGAAACTGTACGTCTTAATCCGTCATCAACATAAAAAGATATGTCAGAATGAATTTTGTTTGGTATCCACTCAACAAATTGAGTTCTCTTGTTAATGTCCTCAACAAAGTTTATAAAACCACCACCAAATAGATTAATTTTATTTTTTGTCATTTTCTTCAAGTAATAGTTTATAATTTTTCAATATCTTATCAGGGTTTATTTTTTTTGTAAGTTTTGCTGGATTTCCTTTGTAAATACCCCATTCTTCCGTGTCACCCATCAAAAGACTACCTGCGGTTAATAAAACTCCTTTTCTCAAAATAGAACCTGGTAACACAATTGCGTTTGTACCAATGTTGGAAAATTCCTCCATAACTATAGGTTCTATTATTTGTTTACCTTTGTATTTTTTTGGTATCATAGCACCAAATAAACCACTTTCGTCAAACCTATCACTACCACATATTATTCTTGCACCTGCCATTATATTATTAAAACCTTTAGCCTCAAAGTATGACAAACTACCACCAATTATTGTAACATAAGGACTTATGTGAACATAATCCCCAATACTAATTTCTGTGGTACAATACACTCCTTTATCAATTGATACATGGTTACCAATGTGTTTTGGTTTGTTTTTGAAAAAAACATCTTTATTAATAACCAAATCTTTTTTTTTGTTGGACTTCATAAAAAGATTAAGATTTAATCAATATTCCTTGGCCTGTAGGACAAGTGTAAATTAAACAATTTTTTTCTTTGGCAAAATTGTCGTGTGCTTCTTTTTGATATTGGTGACCAGGAAAACCGTAGTCGTCAAATATGATTATTCCACCAGTGACAACCTTATCCCATATAAACTGTAATGCGTCTTTTTCAGGTTTAACACAGTTAAAATCAATAGAAACAAAGGCAACTTCATCGGCTTCTAATTTATTCAAAGTATCAGGTACATACCCTGGTATTATAACCATGTTATCAAATTTTTCAAATTTAGTTTTTATTTCTTCATACCAATTTCCATATTGTTTATAATTGTGTAAAGCTCGCAACTCAACGTCCAATAAATTCTCATTTTTTAAACCCTCAAAACTATCTAACAAGTAGTATTTTTTATTTATCTTTTCAAATTCCAAATACTCATATATTGCGGAAGAAAATAATCCAAAGCCACCACCAAAATCAACAAAGTCACCTTTTATTTTAGAAGCGTATTTTGCTGCCCAAATTAAAGTGTGGATTCTCCATCTTATGGTGTAGTTGTTTGAAATTAATCTATTATTTGCCGCTAAAACACATTTTTCGTAAGCACTTATAAATTTAGAATCATTCATAAATTCAGTGTTAGCCAATGTTGTTATTATATCTTCTTTATACATTTTTATATTTTTTTTGTTTCACAAATTATGAAATGTTTGATTAAACCTTCCTGATTCAAATCATGCGTTTGGTAATCTTGATACCAAGTGTTTTCAACCTCAAAATACTTATTGATTAGATATTTTACTTTATCTTCTGTTATGTAAAATGTTTTGTGCCATTTCATTGAAACTGGACTTCTTTCTTGATTGTATGGGGTTGAGAAAAGTAATTTACCACCAGGTTTAAGAGCCCTATGAAATTTTGACATTAGTATATCAATTTCGGGTTCTTCAAAGTGCTCAACAGTTTCAAATGAAACTATCACATCAAACATATTATCAAATTCAATATCTAAAAGATTTTTATTATAAAAAAATACTTTATGTTCATTATTATATCTTTTTTTAATTTCATTAATCGTTGTTTCATCAATATCAACACCGTGAACTTCTTTACAATTTTCAGATAACATTAAACTACCATAACCTGAACCACAAGCCATATCTGCGACAACATAATCTTCTTTAATTATTTTTTTTGCCATCTCATATCTCTTATAATGTGATTTTTGATATATATTAAATCTATCATAATCCATGTTGTAATAATTTATGTCCATTCTTTCACCATCATTTTCTAAATTCATAATTTTTGTTTTTTACTATGTTTATTTCGTCTTTTAAATTTTTATTATACATTTTACTTATTTGATTTGGGTGTGATGTGTTTGCAATCAAACAATCAGGTAAAATAAAAGGTAATCCATATTTTTTGTATAATGAATAGTAATAATCACAATCCATCAACATTGTTAAATTTTCATCAAAAAAAATAATTTCACTATTAATAAAAGATAAAACAGATGGTGAACTTATTGTGTTTATACCTTCTAAAATCCTATCATTCCATGAAGGTACCATAAAATTATAAAAGTTAACAGAATCGGTAGTGTGACAACAACCGTTAACCAACCACTTTGCGTCTTTATTGGTGAAAGCGTTATCAATTAATTTTAGAGAGTTATTGTTTACAAAAAAATCATCCTGAAACATCACTTTAATAATATCTCCTTCAGCGTGATTTAACCCAAAGTTTAAGTTTGCGGGACTATTTCCTCTATTATTTTCATTTCTGAAATATCTAATAAATAAATCTGTAAAATTATTTGTAAGGTTTTCTATGTCATTATTAATACTATGATCACTTATTATAACTTCTAAACTTTGATAGTTTTGATTTCTTATTGAGGTTAATAACTGATTGAGAAAAAAAACACCTTTTCCGTACTGTTCCCATGTTGGTATGACAATTGAAAATCTCATAATTAATTTTTTATAAAGACTTTATCTAAAGTTTGTCCTTCATATGGGCCGGTTTTATACTCATACACGATAGTGTCATCCTCAAGTATTTCATACGTATGTCCACCATATAAAGTAAAACTTGCATCACCAGGGTATAATATTGGTTGGGCAATAATAGTATCATCTAAATCATAAAAAATACATCTTACACTACCTTTTATAACAACCCACGATTCTTGAGCAATTTGTTCTGTGTAATGTCTATCTTTAACAATATGTTTATGAGGAGGAAAAGTTTTATTTTTTTCCATTTTTAACGTCGCACATTGTATGAAATTTTCATCAGGGATAACGTCAACCCTGCCTTTAATTTCATCTAGTCTATTAATAATATGTAATAGTTTTGTCGGTTCTATTTTTGAGTATATTTTTTCCATTAAAATTAATTTTTATAGTATTATCCATTCTTCAGGGAATAAAGTTGATGTGTTAAGGTGTGCATTAGCCGAACCGAACCAATTTTTTGTTGTTATTACTTTTTTGTTTTTGTTGGTGTTTAAATAAGCCCCCCACCAACTAAAAGTACTATTACAAATTATGTTATGTTCACACAAACTCATTGTATACATATCCAACCAATCAGTACCTGAATTAAAAAATATTTTATTCGGTAAATAATCAAAAGAATTTTTAATACCGTTTATGTCATCACTAAAAATTAAAAAAGTTTTATCTCGCCCAATTAATTCAGTCGATGTTTTGAAATATTCGTCAGATTGTTGTGGATGGTGATTTGGGTAAATTAAATAATCACCTCTTCTTACGTGTATTGATACGTAGTTATTAATATTTGGTAAAACTTCTATTATTTTATTTTTTATTTCTTCAGTTGGTTTAAATAAATCTATTATAAAATTTTTGTTGTTTATAAAATATTTTTCACTCTGAAAATAGCCACTTAACAATAAGTTACTACCTTTTACATAATTTATAGTTTGATAACTAAACTGTCTTTCATTAAAAGTGTGATAATTTTGTGGTAGTTTTTCTATAAATGGTATCGATCTTAAAACGTTATTTTTGTACGAATTGTAATCAGGGTCTACAGGTCTTATAAATTCATTTGAAAAGATGTAGTCCACTCCATTATCAATTGCTAAACTTATCGCTGCGGCAAGCTTAAACATTACATTGCCAAGACCACCCATATGATTAGTAGTAATAAAATTCATAATCAATTAGCCCAATTCCATGTTTTTATATGTTCCTCAAGTTGCTCTTTGGACATTGCCATTATTTTTTGATATTCCATCCCGTTATGACTATACATTGGGTTACTACCCGAACTATTATGTGTTCTATGATGTGTTAAATGATAAAGAACTCCATCAACCCTATATATTTTATAACCCATTTTTTCAATCCTACCCACTCTTTCCCAGTCTTCATGTCCCCAAGAAATGAAGTTTTCATTTTCTAAACCTATTTTTGTGTATGTGTCTTTATTGAAGAATATAGCACCCCCCATTGAGTTTGGATTAAATAACGTACAAGAAGGTAAATTTACCGAGTTGAAGTCACCATTTTGTATAGTTTCAAAATAACTAACAGGTATGTCATAAAATTTTCCTTTATACGGGAAAACAAAGTCAACACCGCTATTTATCGCAAAACGACTTGCCACGTATTGTTCTGGTTTAAATAAAACATCAATATCATAATTTACAACAATATTTGTTTTTGACATCTTTGTCATGTCATTTAACATTTTTGTCCTATGAAATAATGAATCTTCTGTTTTTTCAAACACATAATGTATTTTGTCAGAAATTGATTTAACAAACTCTTCGTTTGAAACTTTGTCTGATTCCATTACGATAATGTTTGTATCAAAATTTTTTTCTAAAAAATTAATTGTTATATTAAAATTTCTTTTTCTATCTTCACTATCAAACCTAATTGGTATGATAAAAGTAACATCTTTAAAATCTATCATATTACCTATTATTATATAAAAAGTTTATTGAATTGTAAACCGTTTGAGGGTTCATAAGTGGTGTTTCAGTTGGTGTCATGCCATGTTTTTTCTTATAGTGTTCTGTACCTTTTCTGAAGTTTTCATTCCACTCTGGAGTTCTTGCAATAGTACTTTCTTGAATTGAGTTTGGTATGTCAGTCAAATAATCCCAACTATTATCAATATCGGCAAAATACCAAAATGGTGGATGAAAATTATTTTTTATTGCCTGAAATGTGTGTTCTACGTGTTCCCAAGCGTTCTTAAACATTGGATCAAAAAATCCAATCTTTTCTAAAACGGAGCGATGGTAATAAGAAAACGCCCCAACACAATTTGGATAAAGGGCAATTTTGATTCCGTCGGGATAAGGAATAATCATTCTTGGGTTGGGTTCACCATCAACGTCTTTCCTATCCTCAAGAGTTTTGAATCCTGTTGAACCTTTTTTATTGGCAGGCCCATGAAGTGCAAAGTTTAAGTGTTTAATCCCCGATAATACTGAATGTCTAATGTATTCCTCAAAAACTTTTTCATCTTTGATTAATATATCGTCTTCCATTAAAAATATATGTTCACAACCTTTATCCATAAGATATTGCATTGCAGAATTTTTGGCAGCACCAACAGACATATTAGTTTCGTGTTGGATGAGGTGAGCTTGCTCTGGGTATGAAGAATTATCATATGGTGTTCCGTCATTAACAATAACAAAGTTTTTTATCCACGATGGAACTGTAAAGGCACTTTGTTTTATTCTATGTTCGGCATTATATGTCGTCATTCCAATACCAATCTTATCAATATTCATAGAAGCTCTCTCTTGTAATGTTCTATTATTTGATAACCTTATTGGTAATTTGTCACCATACTTTTGTTCAAATATAACTTTATTATCCTCCCATTGTTGGTTTGTTTGTCCAACAGACATATGTGTTACTCTTATTTGCGTTGTAACACCAAGTTTAACACCATTAAGATAGTTCTCAAAACAAAAAGGTATATCATAAAAATGGAAGCCGTCAAAACTTTCATCAAAATTATTTTTAATTTTTGTTTTATCAACACAGAAAAATAATCCGTCTAACACAACAACCTCTTTAATTTTGTTACCTTGATCGGGAGAATAAGTGTTAGTCCATTTTTTACCTTCGTGTTTGTGTGAAACAATTCCAGTCATTGATTCCTTCATCGTCCACCATCTGCCATCAATCATATCTGTCGTTCCTGCAATACCTAATATTCCGTATTCAGGATTTCTTTTGAATAATTTCTGTACTTTTTCACCCCAATTGTTAGTATCAAATTCAATATCGTCGTGACAAAATACAACTAAATCATTTTCTGCTTCATTTAATATTTCATTGTAAACTTTAGCTAAACCCTTTTCACCGTTATTAACCTTTTCAATTACTTGAACCTTTTTACCCCCACCACAAGTTTTTTTATAATACTCAATTAACTGTGGGTTATGTTTTCTTGTTGAATATCCTATTGTAATCATATACCTGTACTCCCAAAACCTTTATCCGATCTATCTTTATCTTCTATATTTTTAACCTCATTAAATTTAATCCATTTTCCACATACAACAGGTGTCAAAACTGCTTGTGCTATCTTTTGTCCCTTTTCAATCCTAATTAAATCTTTTGATGTATTAAAAATTATTACCTTAATTTCACCCGTATATCCTTGATCGACAGTACCAGGTGAGTTCAATACCATAAGTCCTTGTTTGAGCGCTAAACCACTTTTACTTCTAACTTGTATTTCATAACCATCTGGTATATCAATGTGTAAACCTGTTGGAACTAAAATTCTATCTAAAGATTCTACATCCATTTCTTCTGTTGAGAACAAATCAAAACCTGAATCTGTTTCATATGCGTAGTTAGGCGATACTGAACTCTCATTACTTTTTGAGAACTCCACAGTTAATTTTGGTTGATACACACCCATGTCTTTTTCTAACTGCTCTATATCCAAACCGAACTCGTTTAATATTGCATTGTAATCGGTATCTGCTATTGAATCGTCAAATAAATCTTCAATCCCATTCATTATTCTAAACTTTTTAATTTTTTTATTGTCTCAACTAAAACTTCAACATCTTTTTCACAATATTCAGATATTTCTTTTAGTTTTTGTTCATCCCAATATGCTGAATGAACTTTATCTCCTGTTATCTCACCGTCCTTTGGTGTTGGTATTCCCAAACAAGAACATAACAAATCAAGTGAACCTATTGATGTATAAGAACCATATTGCCAAATTTCTTTTGTATCAATTGCTTTAACTTCCCAAGGTTTGGTATTGTAATCTGGAAGTATCTTACTCGGCATAATTCCGTTTATTATCATTCTTTTTGCCATCATTGGGATGTCAAAGTTCTTAAGATTGTGTCCACAAAGATAGAAATCTAACTTATGACATCTATCAAGAAGGTTTCTTACTTGGAGTAACAGTTCCTTTTCGTCGTCACCTGAAAATGTTTGTTTTTTAATATCACCTTTGTCCATAACAAATGCCATTGAGACACAAACAATCTTTGCAAATTCAGGAACTAAAGCGGTTCTTTTCTTAAAAACCTCATCTTTTGTCATTCCTTCATCTTCGGGAAATCTTTTCTGAAACCAATCAAAGTATTTATCAAATTGATTTGCAAGTTCAGGACTAAATCTTTCACAAGATTCAAAATCAGGACAACCGCCAACGGTTTCAATATCCAAAAATAAAATTTTTGTAATGGGAATATTAATCATTGTTATTTAATTAAAGATTTGTAAAACTCTGCTCTTTCTCTTGTGACATTTGTAAGTTCATATTTGTCTTTTACTGTCTCATATAATCTCTCACCCAAATCGGTAATCATGTTTGGGTTATTAACAAGAAGTTTAATATTTTTTGCCCAATCACTATGGTTTCTGTGTTCGTCAACAAGTAGAGCGTTACCATCAATAAAATTACCTTTATCCAAACTGTGTTTCAAATCAATAGTATATGGACCGACATTTGACGCAATTAACGCTTTCTTATAGAATCCCGCCTCAATGACTTTTAATTGTGACTTCATTCTATTAAATACGTGATTTTTAATCGGTGCTAATGATATGTCAAACTTTGAATAGTTTTTAGCGTACGTATTTACGGGTCTTGTCCACACACGAACATAATTCTCATCTAAAACACCAGGGTAATCGTTTTCCGTAAAAGTATCCAAGTACTCTTTATACTTCGGTGTGATAATTTTGTAATTGTTTGTAAAAATATTTTCATATTTTACCCAAACAGTTTCTTCAGGTTTAATAGGACGTTGTGTTTTTTCACCCGTGTTTTTATTTATTTCAGTAATTGTTCCCCTAATATCAAAACCACATAAGTGATATTGTATTTTATCTTGTAGTCCACTTAATTTACTTACCATACCATCAAGAAGCTTCAAATCGTGAAGATGGGATGAACCACCTAACCAACCAACTCTTACTTTGTCTGAACTTAACGTAGGTTCATTGAATTGTGGATCTGTTGCGTCAACAGCATTTGGTAATACAATTACATTTTTATTAAATTTTCTGATTTCATTTGCAAAAATTTCTGTTGTTGTAATTACATAATCACAAACTTTAAGATTTGCAAGAATTTTTTCATGTAATTTATTCTGTACAATCAATTGATGAATTGGGTGTTCTTTTGTTGGTAACCAATAATCATCAATGTCACCAATGACAACAATACCCATTCCTCGTAATTGTTTTATGAGATTAGGGGCTGCGTCATAATCAGAACCGATACTTCTATGGAAGTGTACAATTTGGTACTTTTTCCAAAAATTTATATCATTTACATTTGGTTCGTAATCTATATCAACGTGAAAATCATCGGGATAAAGATTTTGTAATTTAACGTGTGGATCTACCGATCTGAATTTACCAACTCCCGATTTATCTGATGGTATGACTAATACATTTATTTTTTCCATTTTTATTTCTTTAATTTAGGAAAAATATACCTCAAATAAAAAGAAATATCAACTATAAAAACAAAAAACTCCCAACCTTAAAGGATGAGAGTTTTGTAGGTGTAAAATAATTTACTTTTGTATTTTTTTGATTTTAGTTAGTTTACCCTCAAATATGTGATTACCAACTCTAAATTTGAATACTTCGTCACTTCTTGTTGTGGACTCAACAAGTAAACCGTTTTCCTTTAAAACGTCTTCTACTGTTTCTCTGATAATATCTCTTAAATCATTTTTATCAATACTTGGTGAAGATTGTTGTACTGTCCTATTAATAGTTTTACTTTCTTCATTAATTGGTTTAGGATTTGTACCCATAAGCCTTGATGCTTTTTCTACCAACTCATTTGATAGAGTAGGTCCATTACCAATGCCTGGTTGTTCTATTGGGTGTTCCATCATCAAACGTTTAATTTCATCAGGAAGTTTAGAATTCATAATTCTATCTTCTGTGGGTAATTGTGGCATTTGTGTTTTGTTTTCATTTAACATCAAATCTGGTGGTAAATTGTAATTTGCATTTACTGGTTGATGTGATTCAACCATTGGTGCTGTATTAACCATAGTTTCTGTAGCATTACCTCTACCCATTGTGTTATGTTTTTCCATTATTTTTTTGGAAATCATTAACTTATTAATTAAATCTTGTTCTGAATTCATATTATTAAAATACTGCGTTTATGATAACTCTTGTCATACTTTTATCTCCTTGAGGATTGTAATTAGGACGTGGTTCATTAAAGGTTTCAGTTGTTGGTTTAAATGTTATTATTTTATCTACTCTGAACAGCCGCCAACTTGGTAAAGGTTTTTTTCCCAAATACGCTCTGTGTGACGAACCTTCTAAATCCCAAGCTCTTAAAACAGGATTACCCGCTTTACTATACCCATAACAAACAGGTTCAACAATTCTTAATCCTTTACCACCTGGTTCATCACCATCGTAATACACAATAACCCTTTGCCTCTTCTTAATAGCATCAACAATACTATCAATGGAAGCCACTTCAAGAATAAGGTTTTTATAGGTATTGTAAAGTTTCATTATGCTGTAGGGGTGGTGTATGGTTTTTCTCTTTGATATTCATTTATTTTTATTTCATTAATCCTCTCAATTACATCAACAGATGAACCACCATTAGCGGTATCTAAAAATATACCAGTACCTTTTCCAAATTCATCACCATCACCCAACGCGTCAGGATTTGTTGATGAATATTGATTTGTTTGTTTATAATCATTTTTTGGGAATAATTTTTTTCTTTGTTCTTCACCAATCATACCAAGTTCATTCATTGGTTGACTAAAATCTAATCTTTCCGTAGTTGCCATTACAAAAGTTTTTTCATTATTTCGTTTATTCTTTTAAGATTTTCAGTTATTGCTACATCATCAGCAAATTTACTGTGTTCTTTTGATGGACGGTTCATGTCTGCCAACCATCCCATATCATCGTAAATTTTATCATCAATTGGTTCTGGATTATATTCTTGTTCTATATGTTTGTGCATTGAGTCACCATTTCGCATATCTTCAAGTGTCTTATCAACCCAACTTCTTACATAATCAGCACCATTCAAAATGTACGGAGCGTCTTTTCCGTCACCATCATACCCATCAAACCAATTTTTCATTCTACCCAGTTGTTGATATGTTACATAACCAGTATCTCTCAATTCTTGGTTCCTATTGTGTCCCTCGGTGTTTGCGTCCGAGTTACCAACGTGATTGAAACAAGTTTCAAGATACTCAACAACTTCTTTTGGTAGTTGAATTGTTTTACCGTATAAATCTTTATTCACTTTGTTTTAAGTGTTTAATTAATTTATTCAAACTTATTCCTTCTTTTTCTGCCAATTTTTTTATTGACTCAAGATTTTTCATCAAAATTTTTCCAATAACAGAATCATCATCATTGTCTTCCTTTTTGTCAACAATATCATCACGTTTAGATTTTTTATCTAATAATAATTCATCGAGCATTTGTCTCATTTTATCTTTACGTAGCTCAACAATCCTTTGTTTACCATCTTCATCTAATCCTGGATCAAAACCAAAAGACATACACCTTTCATACCTTTCAAATGGGTCTTTAATTTCTAAATTTTTAAATACCTTTAAACACCCCTTAAAAGTTTTAACATTTTTATCTTCAATTTCCTCATAACCGTAAGCATCAGAAAAATCTTCTTCATCTAATACTTGTTCTTCGTTATCGGATTCACCAAAATAAATTCTTGCTTTGAATGGGAATCCACCACTTGCCATTCTTGCGAGTGACGCTCTCATATCTTGTGTCCAATGTGTGTGTTGTCCTTGATCTAATATTGGGTAAGTTGAATTTGAAAAACTACCATCGGCATCAATAAATTCATCAATTTCACCTTTTGTCTCTTCTTGTTTATATTTTTCAGGTAATTTACTTCTTAATTTTATACCCGCTTTGTCTGCTAACATTATAATAAAAGGTGTTGCTAAAGATGAGCCTGGTACTATTTGAAATACAACTAACGGTAATACTTTGAGAACGTCTGCTGATTGTGATTTTATAAATGTAACCTCTTCTTTATCTAAATTAAAGTCTCCATTTTTCATATATGAATTAAGTGCTTTTGAAACAATTTTAGATAAAACTCTAGTTTCATAAAATTCTTTTTTTGTGTCTTCTAAAAACTTTTTGAAGTATTTTGTTAAAGTTTCTGGTGCAATTCTTTTACCACTATCTAATAGTCTTGAAATTAATCTTTTAACTCTTTTCTCTTCGTGTTTAGGTAAATCTATTTTTCTATCTTCCTTTTTTGCTTCAGTCAAAGTATCGGACACAGAATAGTATAATGATATTTTATTACCCTTATCTTTCAGAAAAAAATAATAAGGTTTATTAAAATATTCTTTATCAAACTCAATCATAGGTACACTTTTTCATATAAATACTTTCATTAATTGTATTTATTAATAAAAAAGATGGCAGAACAAAATATTAATCAATATGTGTATAAAAAATATAATATTGGACTTGTTTCTGAAAGTATGGATATGTCTTTAACTTCCGATGAAAGGGACTATAAAGAAGAAGTTATTTTTTCACCATATCTTATTGCACAAACATATGGAAATAAATTACCTTTTTATTTTGACATAGATAACTATCTAACGGCACAACAATTAAATTTAACATACAAAAATTACAATTATAATAACATTTTTGTTTCACAAAACATTTATAACCCAAACAACGAAAATCTTGGTTGTTTTTCAGCATCAAGTTCTTGTGACATAGGATTTACGGGTATTGATAACGGTTTAGTGAGTCAAATTGGTAATCAAACAATCTATTTCACCAATGGATTATTTAGTGATGGATTAAAGTTTAATAGATTGTTCTACGATAGAAGAATGAAACTACATCAAGTGACAGGATACACAAGTGATGATAATAGATTTGAGGCATTTGATAAAAGAACATTATATGAAGTAGTAAGTAAAGTTGGTTCAGAAGGAAGGTATCACGAACTATATGGAGGGTTTTATCAAGGTTTTTACAAATTACACGATTATGACTATAACGTATTCCCTGAAAGGGTAAACAAGGGTTGGTCTGTTGAAATGGTTTTACGTCCGAGGTTTGTGGATGAATACCCATTACTACCTAATGAAACAAATCTTAATGAGTTGTATCCACAAAATAGAAATATGTTTTTCTATATGGGGGCGAGAGCGGAAAATAAATTTTATCATTATGCCGATGGTTCACCAAAATGTTTCCCAAGTTATACAAGAGTAACAACACCTTTGGCAAATTGTTTACAAACGTGTGCTTGTTGTAATCAAACAATAACTAATAGTAGGTGTATATATTTATACCCACCAAGACCGAAAGACGGAAATCACGATCCACATAAAAATTACGGGTGTGATGCTTGTAAGGGTAGTACAACTATTAGTATATCTTGTGGGTGTGGTTGTAATGAATTACCTTGTGAAAGTTGTGGATGGGAATGTTTTGCACATAGTTGTACAAACGTTATAACCCCTGTTCCGACACCAACACCCGAACCTACACCAATACCTGATTGTGTTGAGGAAACGCCAATATGTACACCAACTTGTACCACTTGTAAAAGTTGTTCTAATTGCGTTGATTGTACCCCCCCTGAAAATTCAACCGTTGAGGATACTTGTGAGAAAGATCCTTTATACGATTCAATGTCAAATAACATTGCCTTTAAACTTTGTGGGGATCCTAAAAATCCAAGTATCGGAGTTAAGGTTTTGAGAATTACGGGGGAATGTATAACAACTGGTACTTGTGTTACTGGACAAACATTTGTTACAGGATATACAATACAAGAATTTTGTACTGATCCTATTTACCCATACTGTGCACAAGTAAACCCATCATTTTTAGAACAACAACATTGGTTTTATGTGAATGTGACTTGGGAGAGGTACACAAATATTGAGACAAATGATCTATGTTGGAATGGTGGTTTAGGTACTATCACCGAAATAAAATATCTTGAATCTTTAGCTAATAATACTGTAGCACTTATTAAACCACCATATACTGATGGTAAAGCAACACCACAACAAGTTGAGTTAACAAACTTAAATTACGAATGGATTAATACAAAGAAATTTAGAAATGGTAGATTAAAAATCTATGTTAATGGAAAGTTAATTAAAACAATAGAGGACTTTGAAGAAATAATTCCTAGGGCATTAAGCACCGATAAAGAAAAACAAGTTGGTGTTCCATTTAATATTTCTTGGGGTGGTGGAACTCAAGGTTTACACGACAACCTTATTCCATCATCTTGTGATAATCTATTAAGTGATTATATACAAGATCCAGAATCTTTCCCAACTTCAGTTTTAAATAATTCTTCTTTATCAGGACTTAAAACGGATATATTACTTGAGCAAGAGTTTGCAGGATTTTTTAAAGGAGCAATATCACAATTTAGAATGTATGTTGAACCTTTGGATGCGTCGGAAGTAAGACACAACTTTTACGTATTAAAAAACAAATTTAAGTTGTTTGATCCATTTTGTCCCGATTGTGACACTCTTGTTTGTGAACCAAATGATTTAACATACGTTATTGATGATGAGGTTATAACAACCATTACAACATTAACACCATTTGCGTTAGGTAGAGAATATATTTACGATGAAAGAGATCAGAAATATTTAATCAAAAATAATTTACAAAAATTACTTCAGTTATCTACACCACCAAAAAATCCTACGGAAAGATATTGGGACGACAACGGATGGTGGGGTAATCAAGGTTCATTACCACAATGTGTTGGTTATGCTTGGGCACATTGGTTGGAAGATGGACCTGTACAACAATCAGGAGTACCACCAATCATACATCCATCAACAATTTATTTTAATGCACAAAAATTAGATCAGTGGCCTGGTGAAAATTATGCGGGAACATCGGTTCGTGGTGCGGTAAAATACCTACAAAATATTAAAAAAGTTAAAACATATTATTGGGCTTTTGATGTACAAACATTAATAGATACTGTTATGAAGATAGGACCTGTAGTTGTCGGGACAAATTGGTATTATAATATGTTCTTCCCTGACAAAACAGGAACAATAAGGGCGTCAGGTAGGTTAATGGGTGGACACGCTTACATTATAAATGGTGTTGATATAAAAAATAAAAGATTTAGAATAAAAAACAGTTGGGGAAAATCTTGGGGATTAAGTGGTAGAGCATACATTTCCTTTAACGACATGACTCGTTTAATAAGAGAACAAGGTGAAATATGTTTAGCAACAGAAATTGGTTCTTAATTTTTATGTTAATATAATGGTATTTCTTAAACAACTTAATATTTATAAAAAAAAGTAAATAAACTAAACAAAATAAAAAACAAAAAAAATGGCATTTGTAATTGTAAATGATCCTGTTGGTGGCTTAACATCTACAGTCAGAACAGGACAAACAAACTCAGCCTCTGCAATGTACTCAACAGTAAGTGGAGGAAGGGCGAACACAGCAAAAGAATTGTACTCTACCGTTGCTGGAGGTAGAAAGAACACCGCTAATGGTTGTTATTCAAACATCAGTGGAGGTTATTTAAACAAAACAACTGGTTTATTCAGTTCTGTTAATGGTGGTTGTTTAAATCACGCAAACGGAAAATCATCAGTTGTTGATGGTGGTGCGCTTAACACTGCACAGTCAGATTACA